AAATAATCTGTTATAATAGCATCTGGATAATTTTCCTCAATGCTCATAATCATTTTATCAAGATTTGGCTCAGGAAAAAGACATTTCACTTCCAATTTACCAGTTGCAGCATCCATATAATCTAGAAATTCGTCATGCTGCGATTTTTCTTCATCAATAAATAATACTTTATATGCCATAAATTATTACTATTTAAAATTCTTAAGAGAGAATATAATATTCATGCCAAAACCCTGTTCTGGATTTAAAATATTAATTCTTCCATCATTATCCTCTACTACCAGTTTTACAATCCACATTCCTAATCCAGTACCAACTTCTTCTCCCGTGGATTTATTTCGTTTAGTTGTAAAAAGTGGTGTCATTATTATT